TAGGCAGAGAGGGGGCTTCGGCTCCCCTTCTTTTGTTTTGTTGGAGTGATGGATAGCCTGCACGATGTGAGGCTATTCATGGATAGCGGAGTGCCTGTCCGCTATGTGTAGCACTACGCATCCCGTCCGTCAATGGAAAGCGCATTGACTGACTGGATGCTGCGTGCTGGATTTCTTCTTGTAACAAATAAGAAAAATAAAAGGAGGAGATAGTGTGAAGAAGATAGTTGGAGGGAAGCGGTATAACACAGATACTGCAACTCTGGTTGGCGAGTATGGGTACGGCAATCGTGGAGATTTCGACCGGATCCATGAGGGATTGTACCGCACGAAGAATGGCTCCTACTTCGTCGCGGGAAGCGGAGGCCCGAAGACTCGGTACTCCGTCAGAGTCGAACAGAACTGTTGGTCAGGATCATCCGACATCTACCCGCTCACGCAGGATGAAGCCCTCGAATGGGCGCAAGCGCACCTTGACGCCCAGGAGATTGAAGACGAGTTCAAGGATCAGGTAGAAGACGCATAGAGCCCCGCTGTGATATGCCGTTTCCCCCAAGGGTGTTCTTATACCTTTGGGGGATTTGTCGTATCACAGCGTCGATCCTTGTGCGTCTGGAGAGGGATAGCACATACCTCTCATGGCCATCACTTTTCCTGCCGGGAATAGCTTGCAGGGAAGTGACATGTTGTTGCGTGGATGAAAGGAGAGAGAACATGGCGGAATGGAGTTTCATCCGCAAGCTTTCTGCGGAAGCGTATGGGTATCTGGAGCGAGCCTCCCGTTGCGACGGGAGCACGTGTGTCTGTCGCAAGAACGGCTCCCCGGAATGGGTAACGGATCTGTGCAGGGATGCGCATGGAGATAGCTTCCCTGACGACTGGATCTACGAGCAGATTGCAAACTGCTTGGAGTCCATCTTGGACAACGATTGCGAGGACGACGCTCGCGACGCTGCCGAGAGCGCCGTCGACGTTTACGATACCGACCTTCTCGACTGGGCCAAGGGAAGAGGATGGTACGTCGATGATGCGATCAGGGACGGAGCGGAAGATCTTTCCTCCGCGATCATGATGGGGCAGCAGACGATGATAGGAGAGATCTTCTACGCGATCGTATCGTTCCTGACCGACATGGCGGAGGATCTTGAGGAAGAGGCTGCGGATTCCCAGCGCAAGTACGAGCTGGAGAATCCTCGGGATGACATGCCTCCGGAAGCATACGATCCGGAGGACAGCGACTTGGCAGAGTCGCAGAGGGGGCTGAGATGAAGGACGATTTTATGGTTCACTCCTTCGTATTCGATGCGGATTTTTGCGTGAAGCAAAGAGCGGCTGGAATGGATCCCCGTGAAGGAATCATAGTCACGGCAGAGGGGCTTGTGAAAAAGACAAAGGAGGATGAGTGCAATGCCGGAAACGATTGAGACTGTAAGAGAAACGGCGAAGACGGACTATACCCTGAGAGAGAAAGCGGTGAGAGCCAATCTGGCTATCGACTACGATATCGACTCCGGGAAGTACGTCTTGGATACGAAGCAGTGTCCGTACTGGCTCGCCAAGTTCTTTGGCAAGCGCGGAGACGGGGCTTTCGTGATCCATCAGGTTCGGAATATCCTGACGGCCATATCGAAAGGGGCTGAAACTCCGGATGAAGCCGTCGAGAATACGGCTCCAAACACTGGGTACGATTGCACCCGTACCTTCGGAGAATGGTTTGGTGAGGTTGCATACGACGCCTTCGGAAGTGCAGGGCGTGCGTATGAAATCATGAAGAGCAAGGACAAAACGCAAGACGTTGACTTCGAGGGGATCTGCCGTGCAGGATTCGAGAAGTACATGATCGGCTTCGCACGTGAGTTGTTCGCGGCGATGAAGGGATGATGAGACATGTTCGAGATCCGAGGAAAGGGGAAGGTTGTCAAGGTTCTCGGCAGGAAAGAGACTTCGTGGGGAGCACAGTGGAAAGTCGTTGTCGAAGTTCCCCGCACGAAGCCTGACGGAACCGAGACGGGGAATAAAGATCAGCTCGTTCTCGTAGCCAATCTGTCCAAGCAGACGGGAAACGAGAACGAGCTGCTGAACTACCTTCAGATCGGGATGTGCAACACCGGAGAAGAAGTGGCGTTCTTCGGACACTTCCATGCAGGCGAGACGAAGGGAACGCAATACTGCTACTGTTCATTGAAGCAGTGTAACACGATCCATGCTGTCGCAGCAAGGAGCTGGATCGAATCAAACAGGAGGAAGGAGGCGGTTTAGGTACTGGAGAGGGGAACGTCTCTCCGCCACGATCGGACACATACAAGACCGCGTCGCCCCGGGGGGAACATGCCTGGCGGCGATGCGGTCTTTGCATGTAAGCCTTGCAGTTTTGCATGAAAGTGATATATTATATCGGGAGGGTGATAGAACATGCCATTGCCTGTATTTCGCGTGTCCAGTCTCGGGCACGCATGCGACAGAAAGCTGTGGCTCCAGTCCGTTGCGCTGGCGGAAGAACCTCGAACGCTCCAGTCGCAACTGACGATGGACATAGGTACTGCGCTTGAGCCAGTCATCATGGAGTACCTGGAGCTGGACGGATGGACGATCGACTACAATCCCGGCTCTCAGGAAGCGGACGTCGAGCTGCGGCATGAGGCTGACGGCTGCGTGATCGCAGGGCATTACGACTGCATCGCAGAGCGTGACGGCATGATCGTCATGCTCGACGCGAAGACGATGAACTCCAGAGCATGGGCCGAGTGGCGGAAGCATGGAGCAGAGGTCAAGTATCCGCAGTATGTGACTCAGGTGCAGCTCTATGCGTTTATGGCGAGGAAGAGTATCAACCCGAACATCACGCATGTCGGGATCGCCGGACTGAACAAGGACCGTGCGACATTCCCGATCCCGGTTGAGATTATGGGATACGACGATCTGCACGTTGCTGTCGCGATAGCGCGTGCGGAGAGGATAGCCGCCATGACTGCCTTGCCTCCGGTCGATCCGAACATTCCCGGATGGTGTTGCTCCTACTGCGGCTTCAAGGGAACGGAGTGCGACGGTCTTGACCTGAGCACGAACAAAGAACACGACGATCTGCCGCGACGAGGCGACAGGAAAGGGAGGGAATAGAGATGGAACAGCTTGCTGCAATGGGAGTCACGATCAAATCGTTGGAGGAAGCATTCAACAGGATCGAGAGGGAAGATGGGATCGACCTGATGGATCCAGATATCAGGACGATCACCCGGCACATGATGCGCAACAAGGACTTCATCAAATTCATCATGAGCCGGGAGAACGACGAGGCTGCGAACAAGATCGACCTTCCGCTTGTCCTCATGGAGCCGACGCGATACTCGCGTGCTGAACGAGTCATTGCCGAGCGTTGGCTGTTCGATGTCGTATACAACATCGTGGCGGCGCACTTGAACGAAGAAGATGTTATCCATCTCGTCAAAGAGAATCTTGACGAAGAGATGTACGAGTCGGTATTCATCGCGCTCGAACGTCTGTTCGAGAAGTCTCTCTGCGAGGTCACGTTCGAGGACGCAATCAAGTGTTTCTTCTGCTTCCCATCGTTCAGAGAATACGCCAGACATGCGGTTGAACGTATGCCCGTGGCGGACGAATCGGGACGACGCATCCTCATGAGCCTCGTTGCGGACGTATCGCAGCTTCTCGTCCTGCTCGATCTGGGGCGCGAGTGACATGCGGGACGAACGGTTCCACGCGGACTTCGCTGCTGAGTGGGTTGCGGTGCACCGGAAGCTGACCGCACTGGAAGAGCGCATCAGCGATCTTGAGGCGCTGGTCGTCACACAACCGAAGGAGGTTGAGGAATCATGCAGCACAGCGAGAGCATAAAGGAAATTGCTGCCGCGCTTCTCAAGGCGCAGCAGTCGTTCGAGACAGCGACGAAGGACGCAGACAATCCGTTCTTCAAGTCAAAGTATGCAGATCTCCCCGAGGTCTGGCGTGTGGCGAAGGGGCCGCTCGGAGCGAACGGGCTGGCGATCGTCCAGTCGCCGGAGTCGGATGGGAACGGAGGCATCGAGATCGAGACGATGCTGGTTCACGCCCCGTCAGGAGAGTGGATCAAGAGCCGTATACGAATGCAGCCTGTGAAGAACGATCCGCAGGGAATCGGCTCCTGCATCACATACGCACGGAGATACGCACTCTCCGCTTTGATCGGGATCGTGGCGGACGAGGACGACGACGGGAACGCAGCGAGCCATGCCGCTCCCCCCGCAGCGAAGAAGGAAGCGACGAAGCAGCCGGCGACAGCGAAGGTCGTTGACATCGCTCGCGGGATGTATCTCTCGTTCCAAGAGACAGGGATGAAGAAGGATGAGATCATGGCCCTCTTCCAGAAGGTCACGGGAAAGAGCGACATGAAGGCGCTGACGCAACCCGACATCGACAAACTCAAGGCGGCTCTTGAGATGCGTCGCATCGAGAAGGCGGCGCTCACGGAGGGAGGCGGCGAGGTCGTACTTCGGAAGGAGCATGCGCCTGACGGCGTGGAAGAGATAGCCTTCCCGGAGTAACCCATGAGGAAATTCCTCTCTTGGTTGTGGGAGCACTGCGGGGACGGATACATCGAGCTCCGCGTGCTCCCCCCACGGACAGACGGAGTCATCCATCACTTCACCGATCTCGACAGCGCATGTTCGTTCGCCTCGGACAGGAGCGCGTCGGGACAGAACGTCTACTTCGGAGTCGGCCTCAGGTCGGAACCGAAGGGATCGAGCGAGTATGTGTCCGAGTTGCCCGCCATTTGGGTAGACGTTGACGTGAAGGACTTCGGCGGAGATCTGGTCGCCGCCAAGAATTCTCTTTGGGATGCGGCCCCTTCCGGACGAGGGATGTGGAGCTGCGTTGTCGAGTCCGGCGGAGGCTTCCACGCATACCGCAGGCTCGACAGGCCCGCCGCCACGGATGAAGAGAAGGCGCTCGTATCTTCCGCAAACAAGCTCATTGCGCATCGGGCGAGAGGCGACATGCACTGCACCGATATCGCCCGCATCCTGAGAGTGCCTGATACGTTGAACTTCAAATACGATCCGGCCAGACAGGTGAGGGCGAGGCTGTTCAACGTCCCGGATCTGTCGCTTGACGAGCTGGTGAGGATGATCCCCAAACCGCACGTCTCATCTCCGGTCACATACGCTGACGTGCCGGAGGACATAGAGCGGATCGTCTCGGGATGCGCGTTCATGCGTCATTGCGTCGAGGATGCCGCCACGCTCTCGGAGCCGGAGTGGTTCGCATGGATCAGCAATCTCTGCCATTGCCACAAGAGCCCCAGGTACATTCATCTCGTCTCGTCGAAGTATCCACGGTACTCAAAGCAAGAGACGGACGAGAAGATTCTCCATGCGCTGGACGGATCCGCGCCGATCACGTGCGACGAGATCAGGAAGAAATGGGACTGCGGTATGAGCTGTGGCATCGCTTCTCCATGCGGTCTTGCGTGGCGGACGCGGAGGATTGAGGTTGAGGAAAACCCTTTCGAGCGTGGGGACAAACGGAAGAGGGCGCTCGTCGAGGCTGCGATTCCATCAGGCGGCTGGCTGCACGACTATGTGCGGTTTGCCCAGACGCTGACGGACGCTCCGACGATCTTCCATCTGTTCTCCGGACTGACGACGCTCGGGGCTGCCTTGTCGCGGAGAGCGTATTGTCCCGGCTTCGGCGGCAGGCCCGTATACCCGAATCTGTGGACGGTGCTGGTTGCGCCATCCAGCGCCTACAGGAAATCGACAGCGGTGAATATCGCCCGAGATCTTCTCTCTGAATCAGGAACGAAAGTATACCCGGACGACTTCTCGAAGGAGCTGTTGATTGACATATTGCAGGACTCCCCTCGCGGTTGCTTTGTGTGGGGGGAGTTCGGCAACACATTGGCGCAGTTCGACAGGGACTACATGGCGGGGATCAAGGATCTTCTCGCCGATCTGTACGACTGCCCGAATACATACGAAAGGAGGTTGAGGGACAAGTCATTGCTGGTCGAAGATCCGTGCGTGTCCCTTCTCGGAGCGACGAATACGGACTGGATGCTCGACAAGAAGAACATCAGGAACGATCTGCGCGGCGGATTCCTCGCACGCATCCTGTTCGTTCCACACACGGAGCGGGACTACACGCTCGACGTTCCCGGAGAGGTGGACGTTGCCGCGAGGGAACGGCTTCTCGGATTCCTGCGCGACATACGGAACAGGGCCGTGATGGAATTCTCGTTCGACAGACTCGGTGGGTTGCGGCGCGAGTTGAAGGAAGAGCTCGAAGCCGCCGCCAAGGACTCGGAGTATTTCGTCGAACTGTCCGCTGCCTTCACGAGGTATCAGGTTATCGCCCTCAAGATCGCATTGATCCTCGCGGTATCCGGGGGGAGATGGAATGGCGACATTCCGATCGAGTGCATGGAGCAGGCCATATATGTGATCCGCCTGTTGCGCACGTCGATCGTCGAACTGCTTCAAGCGGTGCCGCTGAACAAGGACGACACGCTTCTTGTCGAGCTGATGGTGAAGGCGCGACAGCTCCATTTGCAGGGGAGCGTCTGGGTTACTCGGAGAGACTTGTGCAGAGTCACGCATCGCCAGATAGCGACGATCGCTCCGGCGCTCGCATCTCTTGTCGAGTCGGGGCGGATGCGGAAACACGATACGGACGAGAAGTACCAGATTACGGGATGAAGGGAGTGAGTGAAATGAAGCATCGGAACGGACGAGAAGTACCAGATTACGGGATGAAGGGAGTGAGTGAAATGAAGCATCGGATGCACGGCAAGCCCGCCCCCGATCCGGACGAGATACCGGAAGGGATTGACCTTAACGACAGCGAACGGTTCCTCGACGACATGATCGAGGATGGACGAATGATGAGCGAATAGGAGGAATGAACGATGCCGAGTTTTGCGAAGATTTCCCTTCTCGGACATGCCGGGAAGGACGGAGAGGAATATTCATCGAAGGGGGGAAAGAAATTCTACAAGTTCTCTCTTGCGGTGAACAGCGGGAAGCGCGGCGAAGAGAAGGTGAGCTGGTTCCCGGTGTGGATTGAGCAGAAAGAGATGTATCAGTATGACGTCCGGAAGGGGCAGCTCGTCTTTGTCGAAGGCAATATGGTGCTTGACAAGGGCGATCCGGAGAAGACGGGGAAGTTCGGAGTGACGCCTACGGTATGGGCATATATCGTAGTCCCTCTCGAAGTTCCCAAGAAAGATGATGGCCCGAAGGTATTGAGCGAATCGGTAGATATCCCTTTCTGATCCGCGTGCCTGACGATGTAAGGGACTGGAGCCGGGCGCTCGCTCATGAGCGGTGCGAATTCAAGCAGCGGGCGCTCGGCCTGCCGAGAGGGAAATATAAGGAGCTGAGACTATGGGAACGAACGAGCGTGTGACGACGAGCATCAAGATCACGGCAGCGGAGTGGCGGCGCTTCAAGATCCGCTGTCTGTCGAACGAGTGGGATGTCGGAGAACGGGTTGCAAACCTGATCCGCCGCGACATGGAGGATCGAGATGGCGTGGAAGTTCGCTGAGGAAATCATCGGCGAGGCGACGATAGCGCAGAGGCGGATACTCCAGCAGCTCTTGCGGGGAGGCTGCCCGCACGACTGGAAGAGGCTCATCCGCCCCATGCGCCTTGACGAGATCATCCGTCAGGGACTGGGGGATGCTCTCGCGGCAGACAGACTGGTAGGTTGTTGGACGCAGGGACTCCCCCCATTCTCGTCTGTCCTCGACATGGAGAAGAAGCAGAAGAAATGGGCGGAGGAAGCGGAGCGGCACATCGCCCTGACGAGACGGGGGAATCCGATTGACGGGAAGGTTCACGCGAGAATCATGTTTGGTTGCGAGAGCGGAGAAGATCACGACTGGCTGCAAGAGCGCGTGGCTGTGGCGCTCTCCGTCATCGCGGACGCGGGGATCATCGTGGTTCCAGTCGTTGATGGTCTTATGGCGGGATTCGTTGATTCACCTTGTAGGCGTACCGAGATTCTTGTATGGGGAGGATGAGGAAATGCGTGAGTGTCTTGCGTTCATCGAGCACATCCTGAGCCTGTATCCCTCTCGACTGTCGATCCTCCACGAACGGAGGCAATGGTACGAGGGCATGATTCATTCGTCCGGAGGCTCGAAGGTTGACGGCGGGGAACAGACTCCGGAACAGGAGCGATACGTCGCCGCCATGCAGCGGGATCCCCAGATCTGTTCTCTGTCTGAATTCTGCACAAAGGTCGAGAACGCGGTTGCGATGCTGCCGGAACCGGAGCGTCAGTTCATCACGTCACGCTGCTTTCTCGGAATGGACTACTCGGAGATAGAGCGGGACTTCAACGGGAAGACCGCAATGTACAAGACGCGACGCGACGCGCTCGAATCAGTGGCGCTGTCGCTTCTCGGGGAGCTTGCGGGATGAAGACCAAGAGCGCGAAGGCGAAGGGACGCAGACTCGCACAGACGGTTCAGGTCAATCTGCTTGAAGCCTGTCCCGAGCTGTCCCAGGATGATGTTCGCGTGACTCCATCCGGAGTTCAGGGGCCGGACATACAACTCTCCCCCGCTGCGCAGAAGCGATTCCCGTATGCGATCGAGTGCAAGAACGTCGAATCGTTGTGCTTCTCCAGCGCGTGGCGGCAGGCTGTGAGTCATTCAAAACAGACGGGACTGCTTCCGCTGCTCGTCGCGTGCTCGAACAGGGCGAAGCCGCTGTGCGTGATCCGATCGGGCAACGCGGTGGAATGGTTGTGCGTTCCGGAGAACCGGAGTCTCACTGATTCATACGGAAAGAGATGTCCGTTCCGTGCGATACCGAAGGGGCGCGTCGCGCTGTTCTCCCGTATCGGCGAGTGGTTCGCAGCGTTTCCGATCGACGTGTTCATCCGGGAGTTCGTGCGATGAACGCGCTCGACAAGTTCCTCGCGGTTGCGGACGATATACGGAAATACCGTGCGATCCGGACACCGGACAAGTACGGCAAGTTGAAGGACGGGATCGACCGGATCGTGTCGATTCTCGAAGAATACGAGCGGAACATGGGGGCGAATCTGAAATGAGGGGAGTGCTTCGCAATGCTGGCTTTGGGATTCGTAGCGGCGGGAGTGCTGGTTCTGCTGACGGCGCTCCTGTTCCTGCAAGGTATCAGATAGCGGATGTGCGGAGGCCGTGGGAAACGTGGAAACGCATAGCGATCGTGTCATTGTGCGCCAATGCGTTCCTTGCCGGGATCGTCATGGCGGCGATCCATTCGAGACTGTAAGGGAGGGATTGGAATGAGCGGAGGATTCTATGAACACAGGCAACACATCATCGACGATATAGCGGAGCGGATACAGATCGAGATCGAGCAGAACGACAGCACGGAGGATGACGGATACGGGCAGGACAGAGGACGGCACTACGCTCCCCTTGTCATTGACCGGATGAGCGAGGCTGTCATGGCCTTGCGGATTGCCTACATCTACGCGCAGCGCGTTGACTGGCTCCTGTCCGGCGACGACAGCGAAGACTCGTTCCTCCGGAGGCTCGACGAGGATCTTGTCCATGAAGCCGATGCGTGCGCG